AAATAAAAATTAAATGTCTAATATAAGAAAAATAAGTATAGGATCTGACTATAAAAATGATGCAATGCATTATGCTGTTGGTCAAGAAGTTTATGGTGGTCATACTATTTGTGATATTTTAAATAATGAATCTAGTGGAGAATATTCTATATATATAAAAAAAGATAACGAAGTTTTACCTTGGAAAAAATTTAATAATAATATGGCTATAGCCGTAGAGTTTGATCTTAAATATTAATGAATAGTTTATACAGCTTCATTATAAAGCCTTTAAATGAAAGATATGACAATATACGAAAAGTTAATGGTAGCGAACTTATTGTTAATACTCGCATTGAAGATCATAGATTTGTTAGTAAAAAAGCATTAGTAGTAGCTGAACCAGCAGCGTATAAAACAGTTGTAAAAACAGGTGATATAGTATACGTACATCATAATATTTTTAGAAGATATTATGACATGAAAGGTAAAGAAAAAAATTCATCTACATTTTTTAAAGATGATATGTATTTTTGCTTGCCAGATCAAATATACATGTACAATAATAAATGTCATTTAGATTATTGTTTTATAAAACCTATTAGCAATACGTCAAATCTAAGCACGTCTAAAGAGAAACCACACTTTGGTATATTAAAATATTCTAATAAGCGCTTAGAAGCCGTAGGATTAAAACCTGGGGATCTTATAATCTTTACACCAAACTCAGAGTTTGAGTTTATTATAGAAGATGAAAAACTTTATTGTATGAAATGTAATGATATAGCTTTAACGTATGAACACGAAAGAAACGAAAAAGAAAATAATACAAGCTGGTCAAGCAGCAGTAGTTGAACTAATAAAAGTAGCAAAAGAACCTATTGTTGATACTGGCGAAGATGTTACTGCAGATAGGCTTAAAAATGCAGCTGCTACAAAAAAACTAGCTATATTTGATGCTTTTGAAATACTAACAAGAATACAAGAAGAAGAAGAAAAATTAGAAGGCAAACCTAAAGAAGTTAAAAAAGAAAGAGTATTTAAGTTTGCAGAAGGGAGGAGTAAGTGAGTTATACGCAAACACTTTGGAAAGAAGTAAAAGATGTTGTAAACCCTAAAGTATTAGCTAAAAATAATAGATATAAAAAATGGGAGTATGGCTACAACGCAGATTACGATTTTATAGTAATAAGTAAAACTGGACAAATTGAACAAATCATTGAAATACAAAACCTCCGTATTGCTTTACCAAAAGCAAATGAACCTTTTAAACGAAGCAAAAATAAAGAGGAACAATACTGGGAAAGATTTGAATACCCTAAGCAATTACAGAAAATAAAAACAAGGTTTGATTGGGAAGAATATCCAAATGATTTTAAAGAGAAGTGGTATGAATATATCGATGAAGAATTTAAGCGTAGAGAAGAAGGTTTTTATTTCTTCAATTGTGGCAACCCTGTATATATTACTGGTACTCATTACATGTACCTGCAATGGTCAAAAATTGATGTTGGAGCCCCTGATTTTAGAGAAGCAAATAGACTCTTCTTTATATTCTGGGAAGCGTGTAAAGCAGATGATAGGTGCTACGGAATGTGCTACCTTAAAAACAGACGATCTGGATTTTCTTTTATGTCATCAGCAGAACTTGTTAACCAAGCTACCATATCTTCAGACGCTAGGTTCGGTATCCTTTCAAAGTCTGGGGCAGACGCTAAAAAAATGTTTACAGATAAAGTTGTACCGATATCCGTTAACTATCCGTTTTTCTTCAAACCGATCCAAGATGGTATGGATCGCCCTAAAACCGAATTGGCATATAGAGTCCCCGCTTCAAAACTTACTAGACGCAAATTAGATGACAATATTAAATTAAAAGAATTACAAGGTTTAGATACTACTATTGATTGGAAAAATACAGGTGATAACTCTTATGACGGTGAAAAATTAAAGTTATTAGCACACGATGAAAGCGGTAAATGGGAAAGACCTGACAACATATTAAATAACTGGAGAGTTACAAAAACTACATTAAGACTAGGACGTAGAATTGTTGGTAAATGTATGATGGGCTCAACATCAAATGCTTTAGACAAAGGTGGAAACAATTTTAAAAAACTTTACTACAATAGCGACGTTACAAAAAGAAATAAAAATGGACAAACATCTTCTGGACTCTATAGCTTGTTCATACCTATGGAGTGGAACTACGAAGGATTCATGGATACTTTCGGATTACCTGTATTCACTAGACAAGAAGGTTCAGTTAAAGGAGTTGATGGTTTTGAAATTACAACAGGAGTTATTGAACACTGGGAAAATGAAGTTGAAGGCTTAAAAAATGACAGTGATAGTTTAAATGAATATTATCGTCAGTTTCCAAGAACTGAAGCACATGCGTTTAGAGATGAAACTAAAAATAGTTTATTTAACTTAACAAAAATATATCAACAAATAGATTATAACGATGAAATGGCTAATAATAAGTCAACAACGCGTGGGGCTTTTATGTGGGAAAATGGAATAAAAGATTCAAGAGTTATTTTTATACCAAACCAAAATGGAAGATTTTTAGTTTCTTGGGTACCACCTGTTAACTTGCAAAATAATTTAATAATAAAAAATGGAATTAAATACCCTGGAAACGATCATATCGGGGCTTTCGGACTTGACAGTTACGATATTTCTGGTACTGTTGACGGTAAAGGCTCTAACGGATCCTTACATGGATTAACTAAGTTTTCTATGGAAGATGCTCCGCCTAATCACTTTTTTTTAGAATACATAGCAAGACCGCAAACAGCAGAAATATTTTTTGAAGAAGTTTTAATGGCTATGCTATTTTATGGTATGCCAATATTAGCAGAAAATAATAAACCTAGATTTTTATATTATTTAAAAAGAAGAGGTTATAGAGGTTTTTCTATTAATCGACCAGATAAAGTATGGAATAAATTATCTACTGCAGAAAAAGAAATAGGTGGTATACCTAATTCAAGTGAAGATATCAAACAAGCTCATGCAGCTGCTATTGAATCTTATATAGAAACTTATGTTGGATATTTAGATAATGGTGTAGGTGATATGTATTTTCAAAAAACTTTAGAGGATTGGGCTCAGTTTAATATTAACAATAGAACCAAATATGATGCTACTATAAGTTCTGGTTTAGCTATAATGGCTTGTAATAAAAATAGATATAAGCCTAGTTTAGAAAGAACTAAAAAAATTATAAACTTAGGTATTAAAAGATACGATAACAAAGGAAATTTATCACAAATAATAAAATAGATGCAAATAAAAACTTATAACGGAAGTTCTTTTCCGGATCAGGTTGTACCTGACGAGGTTAAAGCTAGTTTAGATTACGGTAGACAAGTTGGTAGAGCAATAGAAGGCGACTGGTTTAGCGGAACTAGATCGACTGTTTCTGGTAGGTATAATACTAATTTTAATAACTTTAGAAACCTAAGATTATATGCTAGAGGAGAGCAGTCAGTTCAAAAGTATAAAAATGAATTAGCAATAAATGGTGACTTATCATATTTAAATTTAGACTGGAAACCAGTTCCAATAATACCTAAATTTGTTGATATAGTTGTTAATGGAATGGATGGGAAGTTATACGACGTAAAAGCATATGCACAAGATCCAGCATCAACTCAAGCAAGAACTGCTTATGCATCGGCACTATTAAGAGATATGCAAGCCAAGGCTTTAATAGAGCAAATAAAAAGAGCTACTGGTATGAATCTATATAGTACTTCTAATCCTGAAGAGTTACCAGAAAATAAAGAAGAGCTTGATGTTCATATGCAGTTAACATATAAACAGTCTATAGAAATAGCGGAAGAAGAGGCTATAACAAATACATTGGCTTTTAATAAGTATGACTTAACAAGAAGAAGAGTAGCAGAAGATTTAGTTATATTAGGTATAGGAGCTGTAAAAACTAGTTTTAATTTATCTGAAGGTGTTACTGTAGATTATGTAGATCCAGCTAATTTAGTATACTCATATACAAACGATCCTAATTTTCAAGATATATGGTATGTGGGTGAAGTTAAGTATATTAGTTTAAATGAAATAAAAAAAGAGTTTCCACACTTAACAGCGGATGAGTTAGAAAAAATACAACAATATCCAGGAACTGAAAGTTATAATTACGAGTACAATGGTAGAAGAGATGGTAACAATATAGCTGTATTATACTTTGAGTATAAAACTTATGCTAATCAAGTTTTTAAAGTAAAAAATACACCTGCTGGTTTAGAAAAAGTAATTGAAAAAACAGATGAGTTTAATCCAGGAAAATCTGACAACTTTGATAGAGTTGCAAGATCAATTGAGGTTCTTTATAGCGGTGCTAAAATACTTGGTTATGATATGATGCTAAGATGGGAGTTAGCAAAAAATATGACTAGACCAAACTCTAACTTGGTAAAAGTTAACATGAACTATAACGTATGTGCTCCTAAAATGTACAAAGGAAGAATAGAATCACTAGTAAGTCGTATGACTGGTTTTGCAGATATGATACAGTTAACGCATTTAAAACTGCAACAAGTATTAGCTAGAACAGTTCCAGATGGTGTTTTCTTAGACGTAGATGGTTTAGCAGAAGTTGACTTAGGTAATGGCACTACTTATAATCCACAGGAAGCTTTAAATATGTATTTCCAAACTGGTAGTATAGTAGGTAGATCTATGACTCAGGATGGTGGAGCTAATCCAGGCAAAGTACCCATACAAGAACTACAAACATCTTCTGGTGGAGCTAAAATGCAAAGTCTTATACAGACTTATCAATATTACTTACAAATGATGAGAGATGTTACTGGACTAAACGAAGCTAGAGATGGATCTGTTCCAAATAAAGATTCATTAGTAGGTTTACAAAAATTAGCAGCTGCTAATAGTAATACAGCAACTAAACATATAGTACAAGCAAGTTTATATTTATCTGCTAAAGTTTGTGAAAATATTTCATTAAGAATAAATGATGCATTAGAATATCCTTTAACAAGAGAAGCTTTATCCTCAAGTATTAGTTCATTTAATGTAGGAACATTAGAAGATATGTATAACTTAAACTTATTTGAGTTTGGTATATATTTAGAATTAGCACCTGATGAAGAAGAAAAAGCTCAATTAGAAAATAGTATTCAAATATCTTTACAAAACCAAAGTATAAATTTAGAAGATGCTATAGAAATAAGAGAAATTAAAAACTTAAAATTAGCTAATCAAGTTTTAAAAATTAAAAGAAAACAAAAACAAGCTGCAGATCAATTACTTGCACAACAAAATATACAAGCTCAAGCTAATGCTAACGCTGAAGCGGCAGAGCGAGCTGCGCTTGCTGAAATGCAAAAGCAACAAGCTTTAGCAGAAACAACTCTTCAAATAGAGCAAGGTAAGTCTCAATTTGAAATAAATAAAATGCAACAAAAAGCTCAAATAGATCAAGAGCTTATGCAGATTAGATATGAGTTTGATAAGCAATTAAAGCAAATGGATATGCAATCTATTGGTCAAAAAGAGCAAATGATTGAAGACAGAAAAGATAAAAGAACAAGATTAGAAGGTACTCAACAGAGTCAAATGATTACACAAAGACAAAACCAAGGGTTACCTATTAACTTTGAAGGTGCCCAAGAACAAGTTAACCTAAAATTAAACGAAATGGAAGGTTAACAATTATTAACTATTATATTATATTATGTCAGAAGAAATAAAAGAAAACGCTACAGGTGAATTAGAACAAGGTGAATTTAAAATGAAAAAGAAACCTGGAAGACCAAAAAAACTAACTAGTAAAGCAACAGTTTCAAAAGTTGATTTAACTAAAAATCAAGAAGAAAAAAAAGAAATAAAAGAAGAGGTTAAAACTCCAGATGTTGTTAACGAAGACAAGGTTGAAAACGAAGTAGA